CTCAACTGCTTTCTCGGCTGACATCCATGTTTCGGCATCCAATAGTTCTTTAACTGCTTCTTTAGTCTTGCCAGTACGCTCGGCGTAAATGTTCAAGATGCCATCTTCCACAGTTTCAAGCATATCAATTGCTTTTTGCATATCATCTGCGTTGCCCATTGCCAGCATTGACGCTCGGTGAACCATCATCGTAGAACCTGGGGTTATTACGATTTTGTCTCCAGCCATTGCGATAACTGAGGCAATAGAGGCAGCGAGTCCGCTAACTCTTACTGTTACTTCAGCATTAAGTTCTTTTAACGCATCATGGATAGATACACCAGCCCAAACATCACCACCTGGAGAGTTAATCTGCACAGTTAGTTTATTTGAGTTAATCTTTTTAAGCTCGTCCCTGAACGCTTGCGATGTGACTTCATCACCCCACCAAGTCTCAGAGGCTATAGCTCCATCCAAAATAAGCGTTGATTCTGAACCTTCAACTGAGTTTTTTAGTTGCCAGAACTTTTTCATATTCGTCCTTATTTTACTTTTACGTTCTTCAGAACCCCACGCCTATAAACAAGCATCTTGGTTTTCTAACTACTATTATACCAGTATTGCCTTAAACAATAGCACTATCTTTCGGCTTGGCTTTTTCCGGCTCGTGATTATGCCCGTGTCTCAGCCTCTCGTAATCGGTTAGCATTACTACTTTAATGTTATTTTCCGCTTTGCACTTTCTATCCGTACAAGTTACTACAACATCAGATGATGCGCTTGCCTTAATCTTTAAGAACCTACTGCAACTAGAACATCTTGCTTTTAAATCGTATACTTGCATTATTCTGCCCTCCTAAATATTAGTGTGCCCCGTCCTTGGGGGTGGTAATCGTTAGCTTGGTTATCTTGCCAGTTGTTTATATATATAACTGTATCACCTTTGTCATCAACTGTAGAGATATTATCGCCAACACTCCATAGCGGTATGTCTAAAGCCGTCCATATGCCCTCCTGAGATGCACATAATGGGCAAGGTGTTTTGCCGGAATGGTTGATAGTCTTTTCCCATCTGCCACCAGCTTCGGTAGCCATAGACTTCATGCCCTCTAGCTTACCTACGTTCTGACTGTTATTGAGTTCGGTCCTGCCCAACCTTTTAACACGCCACTCATCAGTATCCATTATGTTCTTAAGTGCTTTCTCAGTTTCAACTCTATTAAGCCCATTTAAGTTAGCTTCAGATAATACTTTACGGATAGAGTCTGAGGTACCTTCACCATAGCTAGTCGCTACTTTTCTTAGGTAGGTTTCATAAGCGTTTTTAGCGGTCTCAGTGAGGTTGTAGCCATTTAGCTCACCAACTGTTAAATCAGCTATTAAAGCACCCTCTGCATAGCCCTCAATGCCATAGGCGGTTAAGATACCAGTGATTATGGCCATCATTTCAGCTATGTATGCATCTATCTCGGCTTGAGTAGGGTCTTGCATCTTGATAGAGTTCTTGACGCTCTCACTGTACTGTTCAATGGCGTTATCCACTTGTGAGCGCATAAACTTGGTTGTGGCGTTCTCAATTCTCTCTTGGTCGGTCAGTTCAGCTTTTGGTTGCCTAGATTTTGTCTTTTTTTTTAGCTTATTAGCTGGCACGTCACTGCCCTCGCCTACATCTGTTTTAGGGTTGTTTATAGTCGTAGTCTTATCCTCGCCTTCTTCAAGCAGTGCCCAGTTAGGTGGTAGCTTTAGGGTATTGACTGCGGAATCATAGGTAAACCCACTGGCTATAATATCTTTGATTGTGTTCCAAATGACTAAATCGGTTTCTGCTGTAGATTTCTGCTCCTCGGCAATGTGCGGGGTTTCTAACTTGAATGATATGCCATAGCCTAAACCGCCAGTGATTCTGTTAAGCTCGTGCTGGATTCTGCCCCACTTCTTTATGGCAAACGGTCTAACAGTATTCTCTACAAAGTTACGCTCAATAACTTGAGCAGTTGCAAAGTTAGGCGCTTCATCAATAGCTCGGATAAATGCTGATACACCGTATACTGAGTCAATTTTCTTATTAGCTTGGTCAAAGAGTTCCTGTAGGGATAAATCCTTGTTAGTAGTGTTGAACGGAACCCATGTTATAGCAGCCTGCCCTGGCTTACCTGATACTGGGTCGATTGGTGCATAGGTATAGGTTACGTTGTTGTTCTGCCCTGCACCTCTATGCTTTTTCTTTAAGTTCCTAACAATGTCTTTATACTCTTGTGCAGACGGGGCTGTAATAATAAATTGCCCTGCTGGCACTGCTCCATTCTCGAAGAAACCACCCTGGTAGTCTGCTATGTAATCGTCAATCTTCGTCCACCTTCTAGCAGCTCGGCTCGGTGAATAACCTTTAGATAAGTTCTTAGGGTTCACGTCATGTAAATCAAGTACCTGGTAAGGGTAGTAAACATCTTTAGAACCTGAAGTATAAACCTCATACTGTATCTTGCCATCAATTGATACCTCTATAGCGTTCTCAAGGAATGTAAAACCAGCAATCTGATCTTCTCTAATCCCCTCACGGGCTGGTCTAGTAGTTCTGCCAAACTTCTCATGCACTAAAACATATACGTTATCATGCACCATTGTCATTACAGCAAGCGCATCCCGGAAGTCTACACCCGACATATCTTGGTTAGGGCGTGATAAGGCTTGTATAACATTAGGTGGGGTAGTTAGTGGTTTGCCGTTGTCATCAATAGCATAAGGCACTAGAGTCATATATCGGTTAGCTATAGCACGGATGCTAGAGTACCCATTTTCATACATGTCATCGGCGTAATGATTAACCGTTGAATTGACTGTATGCCACCCAGCCTCTAGTACCGAAGTGTCTAATACGGCGTTAATCGGTCTGAATTTACTTATAACTCGTGAGATGATGTTTTTTTCCAAGTGTAAACCCTCATTAAATATTTATACCTATATTATACCACTACCGCTATTCTGGCATAGCCCACTCCATTTTAGGTATTATCGGGGTGTAATAACAGATTATGCAAGCGTCTGCTAAGTCCGGACTTCTAAAACCACGCTTCTTGTACTCGCCTTTACTCTCGACTCTACGCTTGCCCTTATTATCTTGGAACCATTGTCTAGTGGATAGCTCCATTAGTAACTCATTGCTCATCGGCAGGTCTGCCTCTTCCATAATAGTCTGCATGTAAAACCATGCCTCAGATATCCAGTTAGGGTATTTATCTTTATCAACTGCCGCTTCACCGAAGTTAATCGCCATTATGTTGTACCCACGCTTCATCATTTCATCTGTTACGCCACCGTTATGAGTCCAAAAAGGGCACTTACCATCTACTTTGGTAAACATCATTCTAGTGTCATTGTTTAATATTATTGAGTGAACCTTACCTTTATACGTCTTAGTAGGTTTGTTAGCTATACCGTAACCATTGCGGCTGTACTCAAATACAACATAGTTATCCTCTGTTCTAGTAGCTGTTCTACCCTCTATTTGGAATGTTGTACCTTTATCATATTTCTTATAGCTCCCACCAGCTTTGCCAGTCTTATATATAAGCTCAAGAATATCGTCAACTAGGTTCACGCTTGAAGTGACGTAGTAGTTACGCCCATTTGAATGAATGTAACCGTCACCGTCTCTAAAGGCAGTCAAGAAGCTCTTAATAACTCGTTGTGAATTGTTAGCTATAAAGCGAGGGACTGTTTTGTATTTAAAGCCAAAGCCACCCTTGTAGCAGTTTGACTCTATCCAACTCATAAGCCCAGTATTAAATACTTTGAAGTCTTTACCGCCAGACTTACCATTTGCTTTAATTTGTACCTTCCCGAAGTACGACATAACACGAACGATCTCATCAAAATGTTGAGTTTTCTTTTGGGTTATAGTAATACACTTGCTTGACCTATCCAGCGATCCCTCGGATGCATACCATCCTAGAAGTAATGCAAACTCCTCCGCATCAACATAATTATCCTCGTTGATTATCTTCTCGCCGCCGTTTGGCATTGTTATTGATTGTTGCGGCAAATAGAAATCCTGCTCATCCACCTCATAGTTAAACTTGGTATCGAATATAGCTTGCTTGTAATTAGTGGCTTGCTCCCATGTGCCTAGTTTATATTCATAATTGTTACGAGTCTTAAATGGTAACTGATGAGCCCAAGCAAACTTATAACCACCAGCTTCGATAATATCTGACTCACGCTCGTTTATATTAAAAATAGTTGTCTCTGTTACAAAGCCTTGTTCATCTTTTGAGTAAACAGTATCGCCCGCATGTAGTTCTTTAGGGTATTTCCATCCATCTGGTGTGAGAATAGCGGTATCTTCAGTGATACAGCCTACTCCAGTATCATCAACCTTAATAAGTATAGTTTTATCAAAATCAACAAACTGTTCTAAAGCGTCGCAAGTTTCAGTTGTTCTGAGCTTAGATAGTATTTTGTGGTCAATAGTCTTAAGCCCCTTACGTTTCCAAAATACTATACGGTCATTGCCTAGCCTTGCTATATCTGCACCAACTTCAATAGCCCCATCATCTTCACCGCTACGCTCCATAGCCTTAAGAACGGTATCACGGTTAAGTATAGACATCTCTGATTGGCTGATAGGTTCACCCAGCCAAATGTGGTTAAAAACTTCTGGGTACTTCTTATCTTCTTCAAGCTCTAGAATCAAGCTGTCTGGCAATAGACCAGCCTTGAGCAATACATCATAGTTTACTTTAGCTACAAATGTTTTTTCTGGCTTGTTCATAACATAGCGCACGTATACAGGGTCAAGCTCATTCACTCGGTTAAATGTAAAGATTAATTGGCTTCCCTCTTTACGGATTGTAGGTGCTAAGACTTTTAAGGATTGCTCGCTTAGGCTCTGGGCTTCCTCACACCACGCTATGTCTACGCCCTCCATAGACTTAATTTCGTTGACGTTATGCTTAAGACCGCTAAAGATAAACTCGGTACCAGTTCTTTTGTTACGGATAGCTTTGTCGGTTACTTCGTAATCTGTATAGCCGTGTTCAGAGATAAGGTCTGCCAGTAACTTATGCACTGAATCTTTAATGGTCTTTTGTATTTCCCTTGTACAAAGTATTCTTAGTTTGGATTGGCTGCCACGTATAAGCAGCACCTCTGCAACGTGCATAGACTTACCCGAGCCACGCCCACCGTAATATACTAAGTTACGCCAGTCTGGGTTAAATAGCTCTTTGAACTCTTGTAGTAGCTTAACTCTTACTATCTTTGCCATTGATAAACTCCACCTCTATCTTTAACGGCTCACCCCCTGATGTAAAGTCGATTGACTGTGGTGCTTTACCCTCGCTTCTATCTGTAACCTCTTTTAAGTAAGCTAATTCTTTTTGAGCCTTAACTAAAGCTTTGTATGCTAAATCCTGAGCTACTGTTCTTACACTCTTAGGGTTCTGGCTAATCCACTGTTCTAATTCTTCAATAGTCAACTTCTGTAGTTTCTTGTACTGGAAGCTTATACTGTCTTCTGCACTCCAATAACCTGAGTTTCTGTTCTCTGGGTTATCTTTGAACCCACCTTTACCTGTGGGGTTTATGACTTGTCCCTTTTTTACTGGCATAATATCTTGCTTTTAAGTTATATTGTTCTACTGGTTGATTGTACAACTAAGTCAAGATATTATCCAACTTTACCACTACTTAATATTCGTAATTTTCTATATGTTTATAATAAGCGTTTTTGATTTCTTCTTCTGTGAAGTTATAACCATCGATCCCGTCTCTAAAATTTTCATCATTCCAACGTCTAGTTGCGTAGCCAATTTCATAGTTTGCAAGCTCCCGCTCAAGAACTCTATCTTTGCCGTTTTCTGCTAGGTCTAAGGCTTGGCCTTCTTTTACTATGCTATCCATTCGGTTTTTAAATTCTTTAAGGTTTTTTTCTGGCAAGATTAAGCCAGCTCCTAAAGATATAAGTCCTTTTTTATCCTTAATGCCGTTTTCTTCCATTCCTTCAGCTAACTGTTCTTCGCTAAATGCGAACATAACTTTTAATTCTTTAAAAAGTTTGCTCTGTGCTTCTTTTGTGTAGTGTTCTAGGTATTTCATAATGTTTTATCCTTTTATTTATTTATCATCATTCCATTGAATCGATAGGTAATCTCTTAGTTTGTTCATTCTAGACCTTTCGTTAAGTTGTCTTAATTCAATTATATGGCTTATGTTAGAAAGTTCTCAAGATTGTGTATAACTATTTCATATTATTGTATTCCCAAGACGTAGTTATTCTATTGGTGCTATCGCTACCAGATTTTCTTTTGTTGATTTCTATTAAAGACTTTTTGCTTGCACTCGCTGATCTGCCCTGACGTTTAAGCCCCCAATTTTTTGACTTGTTAAAACTATTAATTAAAGACGGAGTTGTAGTGGTGATACTGAATCGTAGGTTTTTTGATGTATAATGTTCGCCCAAACAATCAATCAAAGCTGACCCAATACCAACACCTTGATAATCTGGTAAAGTTACAATCCTAGATATTCTTTTCATATTTTTTACATAACCATGAGGTAAATGCAACACTGCACAAAAGGCTACAGGTACGTCATTATAAAAAGCAACAAACTGATCGGATGCATTATTCAATTTAGAATCTAAATAGTGATACTTGCGAAATATACCCCAGTATCCCTTGCATTTGTATATATCAAGTTTGATTTCAGGTCTTTTGAATTTTTTTTTTGCATATTCATGCTGTTAGTATCAAAGACCCAATCAGGTTCCAGCCAATCTAAAATATCATAATGACAAGCGACTGCTATAAACTTTTTGCCTGATTTCCTTACGGCTTTAGCAATAGCCGTAGAACCTATTTTAGCTACGTTTCTGTCCACTACAGATGTGTACTCATCAAATACTATTACTTCATTATCTGATAATATTGCATAAGCTAATTGAACCCTCATTTTTTCACCATTTGAAAGCACCGCATAAGGTTTCAACCATGAGGGAGGGCTTGAAAACCCAACACTGTTGAATGTTTTGACTATTAGCTCAACATCTTTTACTGGCATATCGTTTAATACGGTATCGCTACTAAATGCAGGTTCAACGAAGTAACTGTCAGGGAATAATTCTTTTGCAATAGTAGTTTTGCCTGTACCGCTTGCACCAACAATCACTCCTATATTCCAATGATCAGGATATTCTATTTGCCCGACAAAGTGTTCTTTTACATGGTCGTCTGACAAATCAAACATACCACGAACTTTTGCGGCTGCAAAAGATTTACTCGGTGCGGTTTCTCTTACAATGTCAAAATTTTGCATTCAAAGCCCCTTTCGCTTAATTCTTCAAACAACTGTTCCATACTTGCATCGTCATCAAAATGTATTTCCATCACTTTGTTTGTTTTCAATTCTAACATCTCATCGTTAGGTTCGTTATATTTAGGTACATCTAATCCCCACTCGTCAAGCTGTTCTACATCCCACTCATTAGCCAACTGATCCCAGTCCCAATCACCACCAGAAATATTGTCTTTTATAATGAACTCTCTCTGTTTCTCCTCTGACCAGTCTACTATCTTTACAGGTACTTCTTTAAGCCCAGCTTCTTTAGATGCTTTGAACCTCATGTTCCCGCCTAAGATTACATTGTCTTTATTAAGCACCAATGGTCTAGCATCAAGCATCTCTGGGAAGTCTTTAATGCTTTGGACTAACTTCTTGAAGTTCTCATCCTTAATAGTTCTAGGGTTTTGTGGGTTCGGTTTTATATCGGATATCTTCATAATATATACTATGCCACTTTTTTTATATTGGCGGAGAGTTCTTTTGCGTCTGGCTTGGACATAAGAAAATTAAAAGTATCCCCTTCCGAGTCAATTAGCACTACCTCAACTATCCCCTTGTAGTCTAGAGCAATGCTAGTCTTGTAAACACTCTTGTTAAACACATACTTGCGAACAAGTCTTTCTTGCATGAACTCTCTTGCGCTGAACCGTCTTTTTCTAAGTTTGTATATCTTCATGTTAATCAAATAACCCCATTAGTTTTGCTTTGTTTATCCTGCATATTGCATACTTACAATCTCTTATACCTAAGCTTATCAATAAGTCGTCGTTATGTTCAACCATACCACTAGCAAATTCTATATTCTCAAGCGTGCCAAACCTAAACGGCTTTGAGATGTCTACAACCATGCCGTTAGAGTTATGCTTAGCTAGGTAGTGAACGTATAAGAACTTATCATAGATTAAACCTGTTGGTCTTAATTGGCGTACTTGGGGCTTCTCTAAGAGCTTTTCATGCACAATGCTTAAGTAACTCCCGTCTGGTTGTTTTAAGAGCTGTGAGCCTCCGTGTATGCCCTCTGTATATGGTAAACCGGTAACCTTGCCGTCTTTCCATACCTGAGTAGGTGAGTAGGTGAAGTCAAAGTCTTTAGATGGTTTATCGGCAGGCGACCAGTTCTTTTCTACTATTTTGTCGCTAGGTTTGTCTAGCGTTCGGATGTATTTTAACTCGTTACCTTTAATTAAATACTCAGCCATTTTTGCACTGGCGTTATGTAGTGAGCGTGTTAGCCTGTCGGATTCAAAGCCCACAGCATGCATCCCGTCTTTACGGCTAAATAGGCGTACATCTTCAAGCCCTGCGGTTAGCGCTTGTATCGGTGAGTTTTTACTTAGTTTTAGTTTTTGCAGGTTTGTAACTTGTAGCGTGTCAGGGTCTATGTCTCCATAGATAACATCGGTTTTAGAATATGCACTGCCATCTCTTAGATACCACTTGCCTTTAGGCACAACAGCAAAATTGCAGCTTCTGATTGCTATCTTTAGCTTACCGTTATGAAATGCTAGGCTGGGGTTAAAGTAGCGCATTGCAGGGTCGTCTATTTCACCGTATATCATTAGCTCTGCGCCTATGCTTTGTAAATCTATCATTTGTCTAACCTCCGCCATATTTGGTCTTGTATTTCCTCTCCCCATTCTGCCTCTAGGGCTGTGCATATATAACCCTGCTCAGTCATGAAGTTTGCTATGTCTAGGTTAGTTTCGGCTCTAGCGACCCCAGATATCTCGGTTTCTAGGTGGAGCACTCGGACGTTACGGAGGTACTTACCTAAACTTCTTAGTGCCTCTGCGGTGTACCCCTCAATATCAATCTTCATAATATCTATCTCAGT